TTAAAAACAAATGTGCAACAAGCGTGGGCAAAGTAAGAGCTCAGCAACTCAGTAGGGGTGCTAAACTTTCAGTCTCAACAATTAAAAGAATGTATTCTTATTTGAGTAGAGCAGAAACTTACTATGATGCAGGAGACACAAAGGCTTGTGGAACTATTTCTTATTTATTATGGGGTGGAAAAGCTGGTTTGAACTGGTCAAGAGGTAAATTAAGAGAGCTAGGCGAGTTAAATCTAAAATCAATGCCGATTGATGATGATTTTGCTATTATAGATGATAGATTAGCTTACTCTACAAAAGAAAAGGCAGAAGAAATGGCTAAGAATATAGGATGTAAAGGACACCACACACACGAGTTTGAAGGTAGAATATGGTATATGCCTTGCGAGAAACATATGTTAGCTGAAGTTGGACCTAGAGGTGGGGTTAGAAGAAGCCCAAAAGCACCAGCATCAGGAACACCCAATAAAAATCCAAAAGGAAAAGGAAGTGCCAAAGGATCAGCAAAAGGTAAAACTGGTGCAAAGGTATCCGCAAAAGACAGAGCATCTTTACAAAAAAAAGCTGATGATTTTAACAAAAGATATAAAGAAAAATTAGGATATGGTATCACAGTAGGTATGTTAGCTTCTGTATTCCAAAGAGGTCTTGGTGCATTCAATACAAGTCATTCACCCAACGTTAAGTCTCCTTCACAATGGGCACACGCAAGGGTCAACGCATTTATGTATCTTGTAAGAAACGGTAGACCACAAAATCCTAAATATACAACTGACTATGATTTACTACCATCTAAACATCCTAAAAGCAGATGATAAAAAAACCATATAAAACACCAAGTAGAACAAGCCCAAAGTCTTCACGAAGGGCTTGTTTATGTGATGACGGTAAAACATATTCAAGAAAATGTTGTAAGGGTAATTTAATCAATCAAGGTATTGGTAAAATATAAAAATACAACAAGGTAAATAAATAATGATAAACCTAATATATATATAGTTATGAAAGCAAGTGAAATAGTAGACAAATTCAAAAATGTGCTTCTTAACACAGAAGTTGAGTCAGATGATGAAATCAAAGACTCTACAGATGTAGAAGTAAATGAAGAAATTGCTCTAAACGAGCAAAAAGAAAACTCAGAAGTTCAAGAGAAAGTTGAACTAGAGGAGGAAGTTGAAGCTAGATACGGAATGGAAGATAAAAAGAAAAATAAAAGAATGGAAGATGAAGTTGGTGATGATATGATGGCAAAGTATGCCACCAAAGAAGATCTAGCAAAAGCTATGGCAGAAGTCAAAGCTATGATTTCTAAATTATCTAGCGAAGAAGCTCAAGATGTTCCCAAAGAACTATCTTCTGACGAAGAGAAAGAAGTGGTTGCTGAGAACAAAGAAGAGCTTTCAGCTCAAGAACCAGTCGTAGAGCCTTTGGCTCACGATCCAGAGGGTCAAGTAGGTACTAAAAGAAAAGTATTATTTGGTCAAAATAGAAAATTATCTACTCTTGATAGAGTAATGGAAACAATAGTAAATAAAAATAAATAATTATGGCAGTTTTAACACACGTAAATAATGATGTTGTAAGAATTAAAAATGATGTTGATTCAGTATCAGCAGCAGTTACTCTTACAGCAGCAGATAGTGGTAAATGGTATGAGCTTGCAGCAAGTGCAGGTGTTACAGTAACTTTACCAGCAGTAGAATCTGGACTTAATTTTAGATTTGTTGTAGCAAATGCTTTTGATACATCAAACTATGTAATTGATAGTGCAGAGGGAGATAATATAGATGGTATATTAGTAGTAAATGGAGCAAGTGTAGCAGCTTCTGGAGAAGATCAAATTAACTTTGTTGCATCAGCAGAATCTGTTGGTGACTTTGTTGATATGTGGTCTGACGGTAACAAGTGGTACGTTTGGGGAATGGGAAATTCATCAGGTTCTATTACAGCTACTGATCCAAGTTAATAATTAAAATATAAAAAAAGAAAAGATATGGCGACTACAACTTCGATAACAACTACTTATGCAGGTGAATTTGCTGGTGAATATATTGCAGCAGCTTTATTAA